AGCTTCGTATGCTTTAAATGCTGCTAACTCATTAACTGCAGAAACAGACCCTATATTTACAGCACATCCATCATTCAACATTGCTCAAGCAGATATCGACGATTGGGATACTGCTGCTGGTTGGGGAGACCACAGTGTAGAAGGCTATGCAAGATCAGCAGATGTAGCTAATACCTACGTAGCTAAATCAGGAGATGATATTTCTGGTGATTTAGAATTCACTACTGTAGGTAAAGGTCTTAACTTTGGATATCAAAGCAGCGGCGGGTACACAGGTCAATACGGAGGTGGAGTAAAGTACTTTGATGCAAACAGCAATAGGAAATTAGAACTATCTGCTATTGACGAACTTTCTTTTGTAGTTGATGGAACTGCAAGATTAGGTATAACTGATGTACAGGCATCCTTCTCTGTACCGGTAACCTCTACTAACGATATAATTGCATATGCATCCTCAGATAAAAGATTAAAAGAAAATATAGAGCCAATTCATAACCCAATACAAAAACTTCAACAAATTGGAGGATATGAATTTGACTGGAACGATAAACAAGACCTACATAAAGGACATGACGTAGGTGTTATCGCTCAAGAAATAGAAGCTATTTTACCCGAACTAGTTGAGACTAGAGACACTGGATATAAAGCAGTACGTTATGAAAAAATAGTCGCGTTATTAATTGAAGCTGTTAAAGAACAACAGTTACAGATAGATGAGCTAAAAGCTAAGCTCTAGCGACAAAACTTAAACATATGAACATGCCAACACTACCTACCTGGACTTTTCAGGGTAGGCTTATAACAGACATAACAGATATGCCAGAAGGCACTTATGGCTTCATTTATGAAGTTACTCATAAGCCATCCGGTTTGAAGTATATAGGAAAAAAAGTACTATACTTTGAACGAAACAAAAGACTAGGAAAAAAAGCCCTTGAAGAGCTAAGATTAGAACGAAAGGCAAAAGGTATAGGAGGTAGAACACCCCTTAAACAGAAAGTAATAACCGAATCAGATTGGAAAGATTACTACGGTTCCCACAAAGACATCATCAAGCTTGTTAAAGAGTCTAAAGACTTGAGAGCTGATTTTGAGAAGAGAATTCTTGATTTCGTACCTAATAAGAAGCTATTAACGTATTTTGAATGTAAGCACCTATTTATAAATGACGTACTAGAGACATATAATCATCAATACATAAATGATAATATACTAGGAAAATTTTATAGAAAAGATTTCGACTATGATAAAACTTAAAAACCTTATTGGTTACCCATCATTACAGTACCACATAGACAACAAGCTCTCTTTACATGAGCATGTCTACCGGTATAACTCTGAAGCCTTTATACAACTATTTAAAGAAGCTAGAGAAGCTCTTAGCAACGAGGAAATCGAACTTAGCGAAGAGGATAGGGACCTAATTGAGACTACTGATATAGGAGAGTACGGAGATTACAACGGAATGAAAGTACCTTTAGATTTACCTATGGTATCTACTTCTTATAATCCTCTTTTTGAGATTGGTTGTTTAATCGACGAAATGATCGAAAACGAAGACACTATTGACGAAGCAGCTTCTATAGATGAAATGATTGACTTCGACCTAGTAAAAGAGTTGGTTGAATCTATCGGAGGTACAATCAATATGGAAAACTTTAGAAAAGCAGTTAAGCTACAAAATGAGTCTTTTGACTTCTCAGGATTTGATATGCTTAAAGCATCAGTAGATTATATGAATGAAGCTGAGTATAGAGGTAAAAAGGTTCAACTTAACAAACCAAAGCGTGGAGGGTCTAAAAAATTCTACGTTTACGTTAAGTCTAAGAAAGGCAATGTCAAAAAAGTTTCATTTGGAGATACTGGACTGTCGGTTAAAATTAAAAAGAAAGGCGCACGAGCATCCTTTGCAGCACGTCATAAATGTGCTCAAAAGAAAGATAAAACAAAAGCAGGTTACTGGTCATGTAACATTGGCCGTTATTGGAAATCATTAGGTGGTGGATCAAACTTCTCAGGTTACTGGTAGACCATATTCTGAAAAAAAGGAAGAAGGTTATATAATTAGAGAGTTCTCTCAAGATACTCCCTCATTTGAATTCGTATGGCATAGAGATAAAGAAGACCGTATAGTCGAAGCTCTTCATAAAACGGATTGGAAATTTCAATTAGATAACGAGGTTCCTAAAGAATTAAATCGTATCTTTATACCTAAAGAGACATACCACCGTCTCATAAAAGGTACAGGAAACTTAAAAGTTAAAATAATTGAGCAATCTAAATGAACTTACAGAAATCTCTCCCGGGATACTTGCTGATGGTTGGAATTTATATTTACGTAAAGACCTACCATTAAATAAATACCTTCTTGTTAGTTGGAGAATGTCTGGCTCTGAATTTTCTAAAGAACTTATCAGAGAAAACTTCCCTGAGTTGGCATTGAATGAACATTGGGCTAAGACTCATATAATTTTAGATGCTGATATAGTTAATACTTTAAAGAAAGAAGCAAAGACAAAAGTATTTGTTATAATAACAGACCCTAGAGAAGTAGCCATGAACATAGGTTTTTATGAAAACGGGGTACATCTAACTGAGTTTGATTACAATTTAGATACAAACAAAAACCTAAACACATCAGAGTTCTTAAATCAAGTAGCCCAAAAACAAATAGACCTAATAAATTTTTACCAAAAAGAATTCGGTAATGACTGTGTAGTCTTGAGATACGAAGACGCTGCTTTCAATCAAAAAACTTTCCTAAATAAAGTATCTAAATTTGTAAACTTAGAACCTTTAGGAGTAGATAACGCTAGAAAATATAAACGTTCTATTCATAAAAACGTTGGACACTTTCATCATTTTTTTACACATGGTCCACTAACCCGTCATTACTTAGGGTATAGAAAATTTTATGAAAAGTTTAATTATCCTCAAGAAAGTCTACAGCACCTTAAATACGATTGGCATGGTTCGAGCTCTTTAGACCTTAGAGAGAAAAGTAATTATAGAGAGATGCTTAAAAGAAACGGAGTAAGTTTAGATAGAGAAGTGCTTAAAAGAATAGAGGGTATAGATGAGTACTAAAAAAAATATTATAATAGTAGCAGCAAGAAGAAGCGGCACCCACTTACTTACTGATCTAATAGTAAATAATTTTGGCTATGAAAGCATTAACCAGAATTATATAGATTTTGATAAATTTACTTGGCCTGAATTAAACGGTTTAGCAAAGTATATGAAAGCCGGAAATAGAGTAACATGGACTCATGCTCATGATTTTAAAGATTACCATAAACGGGCACATACAGCAGAACAAAAAGCAACATTAGACTATCTATTCGCTAATTCTAAGATAATTTTAGTTCATAGAGATATAAGAGATATAATTACATCATGTTATCATAGGCCAAAGACTCAACTAAAATATAGTTCGTTTTCTGATTTCTATAGTAATTTTGATTTTGACGGGTATGAATTAATAGATCAAAAATATGATAACTTTTCAGACCTACTTATAGAATATTACAAAAACTGGTTTTCAGTCTACATTAGTAAAGAAGTTATTGGACTTGATATGGAAATAGTTTCTTTCAAAGAAATCGTTAATAGCTATCAAGATACAGTATCTAAGTTAAGCTTATTTTTAGACGTACCAGTTAATAAGGTTGTAGATGTAAGACTCCCAGACTCTAAAGATAAAAATGTGAAGTACACTACTAATGATTTTAGAAAAGGAGTAGCAGGAGACTGGGTTAATACATTAGATGAAAATCTCGGTAAAAAGATAGGAGATAAGTATCAATTAGATTTACAAGCAGGATTAGATTGCTTTATTAACGATATAAAGATACATAAATTTCATAAACCAGAAAGAGAAGATTTTATAGCTAAGTACAAAGAAGCGTATGATACAGAAAATAAATTAGTTGTATTTAAAAATAAAAATTCTAAAAATATAGATATAGAAAATTTATTATCTAATAGGTATAGTAACTGCACACACAGAGGTACAGACTTAAGATATAAACATAAAGTTTTTTATTATGAGGATTATATTTTAAAATTTATATATCCGTGCAAAGCAAGATTAGATAAAACAACTTTTAATTCTACAGTTCCAGGAGGTTCTAGAGATTTACTTTCAACAATAGTAAAAACTGATGACTTTTTATATAATAATAACATAGTACCTAAGTTACATTATGCCGGTATATATAATAGAGTTTTATTTGTAGTACAGGAGAGATGCCCCTCTGATAATGTACTGTTTACTAAATTTAATTTCTATCCTAAATGGAACGACTGGAGCTGGGTTAATAGCCTTAATCTATACACAGATATGTCTAAGCTTTTTTACACCGCTTTAGATAATAATATACTATTAACAGACCTATTTAATGTTTTTAACTGTGCATATGATAAAGATGGATCATTAAAATATTTTGATCTTGACGGTATTCGGTCATTTGATTCAAAAGAAGAAATGATTCTATCTGATGAATATAAAAATACTATCGGTATTTTAAACGAAGTAGAGAAACATGTCAAAACTAAGGTTAAAAGGTAAACATTAGATATTTATAGTAAAGATAAATAAATTATAAGTTGTAATTAAATGGCGAAGATATTACAGTTAGGTACATACAAGGGAGGAGAAAAAAAGAAACGCCCAGGTGTACATGCTAAATCCAAAAGCTCTAAAATAAAGAACAGTAAAAATTATAAAAAAGCATATAGAGGACAAGGAAGATGAAACTATCAGATATAATACTAGAAGGAAAACCAAATTTTGAAGTAAAAGGTATAGGGCTGACTTATACCGACTACGGCTCTTTCTATGGCGCTTATCTACATCCACTACCTCAAACCGCTAACCTACCATTCGGTACTCCAAG